CGCTCATCAATGTTGGTTTTCAGTTCGTCAAGAACATCAACATAATCGCCAGCATAGTAATCAGCCATTGTGGCTTCAACATTGCTGTGCTCAAGGTCCATTGGAACGATGTCCGCATGGCGACCTTTAGTCGTTGCAACGCCCTTAGCGAGCTTTTGGAAACGAACAGTGTTACCAACAACCGTTTTCGTGCGAACGGTGCCACGGAACTTTGAACCCTGGCGCTGGTATACGAGGTGAACATCACGCTCAAACTGCGTGATAAAGGCTTGTGTAATGGTATCGCTCATAAGAGTCTCCGATCTAAATGTTGCGTATGCAACTGGTTGGCTATCGGTTCCCCAACCTCAGACCGGCATGAGTTCCCAAGTTAATGGCTCATCGTCTTGATATGGACCTAATCGCTTAATTACAGATTAAGCAGATTTTGTCAATCCATAAAAACAAACTGTTCCCCAGTTTTGCTATATCCTAGTTTTTTTAAGAACCTTGCTGTCTTATCTTCCGCTATGCCGGTTGTCACGCCAAGCTGAATCTCCGCGACCTCGGGGTCTTTTCGTGCCCAGTTTGTGTAGCCTCGGATTAAGGCAAGAGCAGACGTTCCGCCACGTGCTTCTGGCTTAACGTAGAACAATAAATCCGATGTAAATTTCTTGCTAGAAAAATACAGGTTGGTTTTTATTGCACACATAATCCCAACTGGCTTGTCTGCAACGCAGGCAAAGACAGAAAACAAAACATCGTCTTTATGATGCAGGTTTAAAAAAGTTTCCGCAACAACCGATTCATCAAATGGAATGTGCCGGTATCGAGACTCCAGATGGAGCGCTCGACCCATTGCCATTACATCATCAATGTCGCTTGGCTTAACGGTTTTTATAGTACCTCGCATTCATCTCATCCACTTTTTTTACAAAGGAAGGATCGCGTTTATTAGGGTTCCAATAACGCTCGTCATTTTGCGCTTCAATCAACTCTTCTACTGTGAGTGTTGGCTGACCATCACTAGAAGAAATAGATGCACCCGTTGTTGAACCGCCCATCATTTTTTCCAAAAGCTGAATGCCAGAAGCGGTTTGCGCCATCCGCTGTAAAGCGGCGTACTCTCCTTCGTCAGAAACATTTGTGTCGGCCCAGGCTGCGACAGCAGAAATACGTGCTTGCGCATTCTCGCCTAATGCCTGCATTTCAACGGCAGGGTCTGGCCCCATCATTGCTCGAGCGTAGGTTTCAAGGCCCTCATTAAATGCTTCTTGTGGCAAACGAGCCGCATGGCAAGTTTCTCTCCACCATGTTGCAAGTTCGCTTTCATTAAATGCGTCTTCATCAACATCAAGTGATTCAGGAAACGCATAATCTCCGGGCGTTTCTGGAATGCCTTCAGGAATTTCAGAGGCGATCTGTTCTCGAATCGCTGCTTCAATGTCTTCTTTTTTTCCGTGAAACGCTTTCTCAAGTTCAGAATAACTTTGAGCTAACGCTTCTGGAGAATTAAACTTTTCTGGTAGCCACTCTGGCCTGTCTACAGCTTGCTCTTCTGTAAACTCAGCGCCCTCTTCAGGTGCTAGATTTTCTGCTTCTCTGTCGTTCAGCATTATCGTGTTCCTCTATCCGCTTCATAATAATTGCCACAAGATCACGCTTGCCTTCCATATGGCGGACATACGCATCGCTATGATCTGGTGTGCAAACTACTTGCTGTGTGATGCTACGAAGATAGGCCAGCGTTTCTTTCCCTGAGCCAGTCTTAAATGTAGCAGAAATGATTTGATTTATTCGCGCATCTGCTTCTTGGGTTCTTACAAACCCATCAGCCGATAGGTGCGCCGGGTTGCTCGGTGGCTTCACCCTCTTCTCCCATTTGTGGATTTTGCGTAGCCATAAGCTGTTGCATTAGAGTTTCTCTTTCTTCCGGTGTTCGTATTAGGGTTTGTGGCACGGCCAGATTATCAGCAAGATAGTCTGTTGCTTTTGCTTGATCGACCATAAGGTTCGAAATCTGAGGTCCGAACAGCCCACCCAATAGCTGCATAAAGCGCGAGAAGTTTTCGATATCCTGGAAGCGCTGCGCCTGCGATAGTGGAGCGGAAGCGATAACCCGAATATCCACTCCGTTAATAGGTGGAGTTTCAACCAGCCCTCGCTGTCGCAATATAAATATTGTGCGCTGCATCAAAGGAACAACAAGTTCGTTTTGAAGGCGGGAGTAGGTTCCAGCAAGGCGGCGGCTTAAGTCTGCCATCCGCTCTGCAATCTCTGTTGCTGTTTTAGGAGATAGGTTAGGCGAACCCATCTGTTCATTAAATAGAGATCGGCGTATAGCCGATCTTAAATTCTCAAGCACAATACCGCTTAGATCAAAGCGGCCAGCAGAAGGCAGCGGCTGCAAACCTCTGGTGTTTGGCGCTACAGGAATAACGGCACCGGGTGCAATCCTGATTGTATCAGGGTTGATCGAGCCGTCATCATCGACCTGCCACATTCCGCTAACCGCAAGGTCAGCGTTTTCCAAAATCAATTGGCTTACCAGATTGACCGTCTTAATGCTGGACAGTGAGTTGATTACGGGGCCGCGACCCCAAACTTCGCCCGCTGCTTTAGCCCATCGGAATACAATAAACGGTGAAGAGCCAATGCCCTTCAATGTCTTTTTCATAAGCTGCTTGCCGGTTCGCATATCATGCAAGCTATGTGTGTAAACAAACTCATTGGTTTTAGACCAGTCGCGATAACACGACTCGACTAGCTGACAGCGCTTATTGTTTTGCGCATCGGCTTCCGTAAGGTTTTCTGCGTCTGGAAAGACCTTGTTGATCTTATTGTATTCAAGAAAGTGCTTAACAAAGACACCATCAATCCGCCCATCCGGCCCTTCGTCCAATGCAACATAAGGCATTGGGACAGAGCGGAATCGGATTAGTTCTAGCGCATTGCCTTGGTCGATACGCATTACGCCAGTGCCAACAGACAAATCTAAATAAGATTCATGTAGCTCGGCAGAGATGTTTGTTTGTTGCAGGATATCAAAAACAAGACCGCTTAAATCCTCAAGCGGCTGTAGCATTTCTCGTTTTTGCTCTGCGGGTACAGTATGTCCAGGAGCAAACGAAGCCCAACGAACATGTCCCGGCGTTAACCCAGATTGGATTCTGCTTGCAAACTCTTGCACACCACCAACGGCAGTGTCGTCAAAGATTTCTGCCGTGCGTCGTTGACCTGGGCTTTCATCATAAAAGCCAGTGCGACCCGGCATTGTATAATCGAAGCACTCATCAAAGAGCGTGTTCCAGTTGTTTTCTTTAGCGCCGAATGCTTTCCGCGCCCTAAGAACCGACTGATCAGATTCACCTGATGGTGCAGCTTGCCCCTGCATTGGGTATGACTCAGCCAAAGTAATTGCGCCCCGAGCCACCAACATTGCTGCCAAAACCAGAACCGGGGTTTGCTCCAGCCAAAAGGCTGCGGACTATCGACGCGCTGCCTCCACGCTTTCTCTGCTCGAGGTCGTCGCCCTTCAATCTGGCTGTCTCAGTGCGCACTCGTTCTGCTTCGCGCTTGCGAGCCGAAATAGATGCGGCAGATTCTTTTGGAACTTTAGGTGCAAAACACATTAGACGCGTCCCGAAATTGTGTGACGACGAACGTTTGTTCTCCGCCCCTCATACGGCGAAACAGATCGCTTTGCAATAAAAGGTTTTACAGTCATGGGCGAACTTGTAATAGCTCTGCCCTCTCCGCCTGATAACATTAGGTACTGCAAGGCATCGTGCGGGTGGCTGTATTCATTCTTGCTAGGCGAATCTGTGTAGCGCTCTCCGCTTACTTTTAATCGTTTGTATTGATAGCCGCCTTCAAAGCCAGCAATGATTGTCGTGCAAGACTGATCTATTAACATGCCTGGCTGGCCGTCTATCATTCTTTGCAGAGGAGCGTGGACTGAATCCAACCGCAAGGCAACGTCATTACTAGATGCGGGAACGGCTGGCAAGCCAGCAGCACGCAAAATCATAAAGGGTGTGGTTTCGTCAGTCTGTGCGCGGAAGTCTCCTGCCGGATCGCCCGTTAGCTTAAAGTTAAAGCCTGGGTAATTTGACATAGCTTCTTTTAGCTCATCAGCAAACCCGACTGTGCCCATGTCAGTAGCTACAAGCTCTCGCAGAATTAACCAGCGCCTTCCAACCTTCTGACCAAAAACAGCGGCAGGGGTCAGGCCAAAGTCCATTCCAATTAAGATTGGCTTGCCAGGCATAGGCATAAGAGGTTCTTTGGCAACGTGAACATCACGAACAAAGTCACGGTAAACAGGACGGCCCTCGACAACGCGGCCAATTCGATTGAACACGTACACATCAACCCAATCAGGCGACTTGCCTAGCACCAACTGCGGATAATAATCTTCGTGCAAGTTCCGCATATTGTCTGCATCAGGGTTAACCTCATGCCCAATAACACGCTCTTCGGAATCACGCCGCTCGTGCATAGCCGGTGGCTGTTCATAGAACGACCACTCCGCTGGCTTGATAAGCGCATCACGCTCGCGCTTTGTCATGCCGCTTGGCGGTGGCGCCCACCCGGCCATGATTGCCATCCAGTGATCTTCTGAC